ATGGCTGACCCGGACGCCCCGCTGCTGCCGCCGTGCCTGGGCTGCGGCTCGCGCACGCCGGAGCACCGGCCGGACTGCGTGTGGGCGGAGGAGGAGGACCCGTGCTCATGGTGCGGCGGCGAGATCACGGAGGAGTGCGTGAACCCGCTGGAGTGCATGCTGCCCGCGTCGGTGTGCGACGGGGATGCGCACTGGGGGTGGTGCTCGGCGTGCCAGGGTGCCGGGGTGGCGTCAAGGCAGGTGATCTGGTGAGCGGCGGCATGCACTGCTTCCTCGTCACCGCGCCGATAGGGCTGCGGATGGACCTGTGGGCCGCCGCGGCGACGTTCACGAACTGGATCGAGGGCCGCGGCCCGGCAGTGCGCGAGACGTGGCTTGTGATGTGCCCCGGCGAGTATGGAGAGGGCTTTCTGGACATCGCGCGCACCATCGGAGTCACGGTCGAGCGCGTCGAGGGTGCCGGCGATGACGAGCGGTACGTGATGCTCGTCGGCGAACCCGGCACCGGCTGGAAGGCGCCGTGACCGCCGACCTGTCCGGGTCCTGCGCGGACCTGGCCCGGTGGCTCCCCGTCGCCGCCGCGCTCATGGCCGAGCCCGACATCGAGGACGGCACCGACGCCATGCCCGGCGTCCCGTCGCCGTACAGCCGCCCGCCCTGGAATCCCGCCGCCGCCAACGCCGCCCTGGACGCCCACGAGGGCCTGCGCCGCCTGGAGGCCTCCCTGCGCCTGGCCGTCAACGGGCACCCCGGGCCCAGGCGCGGCGGCTCCACGGTGAACACGTTCAGGGCACTCGACGCCATCGGGGACCTCGGCGCCGGCGTCACCGCCGGGGCCGCGGCGAGGGCGGCGCGGTACCTCGACGGGCTCACCCGGCCCGTCGAGCAGCTCCCCGCCGTCGACCGGGCCGAGCGGCCGCAGCGGCTCACCTTCCCGTGCCCTTACTGTAAGATTGGCATGCTGCGGGCCTTCCCGAGGGCAGGCATCGTGACCTGCCTGCGCTACGGCGCCTGCTGGGACGGCAACGGCCAGCATCCGAAAGGGATGATGGAGGTCGGGCGGCTCGGCCCGCAGGTGCGCTGGGCAGATGGGCTCGTAGCGCCATGACCGAGAGTTTCACCTGCGCTTGCTGCGGTGAGGCCTTCGGGAAAGCCCGCAGCGACGAGGAGGCAGCCGCTGAAGCGCGGGACCTGTTCTCGCCGGCCGAGCTCGAGGCCGTCGAGGTCGTGTGCGATGACTGCTGGCGGAAGATCATGGCCGACGTGCCCCGTATCCGTGCTGAGCTGGCCCGGGAGGCTACGGCGGCGGGGGTCAGCTTCGAGGAGTACGTGCGTCGCGAGGGCGGCCTGGCGCCATGAGGCTGTCGTGGCCGTTCGGCCCGCCCGCGATGGTCGCCCCGCAGCCAGGCGCCGAGGTGCGCCGCCCGTGCGGGTGCCTCATCGACCCGCTGGTATTCGGGCACCTGTGCCAGGGTGAGACGCTCAGCAGGACATACGGCCGCCCGCAGCCGTGAGCCGCCTGCCAGTGTGAGGAGCACCATGAACCGTCATCAGCAGACCGCGCTCGGCTGGCACTGCCGCCTGTCCGTCGAGACTATGCACCCGAGATTCGCCCGCCGTCTGCCCAGCGGCCTGACCGTGGTGCTCACGGTCAACAGCGGCTATGAATGAATGGAGATGAACCTGGGCGGGCCGGTCTGGCACGCGAGCACGGCGGGAAGCCTCATCAAGGCTGTCCTGGAGCGGGAAGCTGAGCGCCAGCTTCATGGTGTCGGTGACGCTGGCCTCGGCGAGTGGCGGGAATGGAGCGGGAAGGCGTTCCACATCCGCCGGCGCCTGTCTGAGACTGAGCAGCAGCGCGCCGGCCTGGCGGTGGCGGACATCCGGCGCACCCCGGAAGCCGCCATGCGCGCGGCGGCGCTCGGGGGCATGCTGAGGTTCGCGCCGCCTGAAGTGCTGGCCGCTGAGATCGGGACGATTCCCGTCTCGTGAGCCGCCTGCGGCACCATAGGCGTCATGCCCGCGGCGGTCACCCTCACCCTGAGCGAGGCCGCGCAGGTGCTCGACCCGCCGATGACCGAGCGGCAGCTGCGGCAGATCATCACCGCGCTGGGCTGGCAGCCCGGGGAATGGCGCCGCACCGGGCGCATCGGCCACCCGTTCCCCGCTTATCCCGCAGCCGACCTGATGCGACTTCACGCCGCCCTGGTGCCATTCCTGCACTAGAGGTCTTACTATGTGGCTGATACCTCATGCCCTCAAACGGAGACAAGCGGAGAGGACTGACCATGGACGTCATGATCCTCAGTGAGCACGGCGTCCGGCTGATGTGCGAGACCGAAGGCTGCGCGTCCCCCGCATCCACCGTCTGGTACGGCGCCTGGCACGGCAAGCCGGTCCACGCCTGCGACCGGCACAACCCCATGGCCGGCACCGTGGCGCTCCCGGCGGGCTTCACCAGCCACCCGCTCTGCCATGCGTGCGGCCAGCCGGTACGCCTGGGCTGACCATGGCTGAGCCGCCCCGCGAACCCGGCTGGTACCGGCCCGGCGAGCACGGCTGGGAACGCGTCCCCGACGCTGAGGCCATGGCTGACTTCGCCGCGATGGCCCCCGGCTACGAGGACCTCGTCTACGTCGGCACCATGGCGGCTGACCGTGGCTGAGCTGAAGGACCTCGCCGACGCCGCATTCGCCGTGGACCGCATGGACATGCGTTACCGCTGGGTAATGGACCGCGCCTCGTACGACCGCCTCCGCGCGGAGACCGTGACCGAAGACCAGGAGACGGCCCGCGCGCAGGCGCACGCCACCGCCTGGGTCAAGACTGAGCCGCCGTATGCGTGCCCGGCCTGCCCGGCGGGACCCTTCGGCAGCACCAGGGAGCTGACCGACCACGTGATCGCCATGGCTGACCCGGCGAACCGGGAGCCGGACGACCATGACTGCCTGTTCGGCATCTACATCGAGGTCCGTGAGGGCGGCGGCGAGCCGCACCTGGGGGCACCATGCCGCGCTGGCTGACCAAGGCCGGGGAAGCCGCCATCCAGCAGGAGATCATCATGGACGAGGCCATGGCGCTGCCCGCCGGCGTCCGCGCCGCCGCCGAGGCAATCGAGGCCAGCCTCATGTTCCGCTCGAACTTCACGCCCGCTCACCCGCTCGGCCGCCTGCACCCGGCGGCCGTGGAGTTCGCCCGCCTCGCGCTCTCGGCCGGAACCGGCCGTCAGGAGGCCTGACCCATGCCGCGCTGGCTGATCCTGCTCATCGCCGTGCTCGTCATCCTGGGCATCGCCATCCTGTGGGCCGGGCACGTCCACGTCGGGGTGCACTGACCATGGCTGACCGGTGCCCGGCTACGACGCGGGTCACGCCTCCCCGCTCCGTCGAGGTGTTCGGCCTGCAATGCCAGTTCACCAGGGGCCATGACGGCGACCACTGCGCGACCGCGACCTGGTCCTTCGCCCAGGGCGACATTTTCTGGCCGCAGGCGACAGAATCTGACGCCGCACCCTCCGGTGAGGACCGGATCCGCGAGGCCATGGCCGAGGCGCAGGACCACCCCGGCCGCGTCGTCACCAGGTGACCATGCCCGCCCCGCGCTGCTACGACTGCCTGACCGGGGACGTCGCGGTCAAGGTCACCGACGAACTCGGCTTCGGGCACTGGTTCTGCGCCGCCGACTGGGCGGCCCAGCAGGACCTCCGCGAGAAGGTCATGGCGATGCTCGGGGATGCGGCGCGGGCACTGGAGCAGGGCTGACCATGGCTGAGGCTGAGCTTGACCCGCGCTGGGAGTGGCACCTGACCCAGCCGCTCGGCATGGCTGAGAGATACGTCCGCGGGCGCTGCCTGCACACCGAGGTCGTCCCGGTCAGGTCCGTGACGGGCGCGGTGGTCGCGCAGCTGTGCCGGACGTGCGACAGCCAGCTTCCGGCACCGGGCGGGGTGACCCATGGCTGAGCTCGCCGTCACTGACGGGATGCCGCCGCCGGCGGACCTGCCCCGCGGCGAGTGCATCTGCACCCGGCTGGACGACGGCACCATCCGCATCGACCAGGCCGACCCGCGCATCCTGATCAGCGGCGAGCTGCTGGACGCCATCGCCCGGCACGGCGTCATCGCCGACGGCACGGAGGCTCTCGCGCTGAACGCATGGCTGGACACGACCGGATGCATGCCGCCTCCCTGGCGCGCTACCTACCGGGGCGCGGTCCTGAAGATCTGCGGCGTCAACCGCACCGTCATCTACCGCATCGGCGAGTACGTGCCCCGCGTGGACGGCTACGCCGCCGAGTGGCCGGACTGACCATGGGTGCACGGCCAGCGCCACCCCCGTTCACTGCCTACGAAGGCCAGCCCGAGGCCACCATCGAGCGCCATGGCCGCTGCTCGTACTGGGTGGACATCCAGTGGGGCATGATGGGCCTGAGCACGGCTCCATGGTGGCGATGGAGCCGCAAGAGCGCCGAGCGTAAGGCACTCCGGGAGATACGCCGGTGGAAGGCGAGGGCCGCACGCGAGTCATGGCCGGTCAGCGCACCATGACTACGGCCGCCCGCACCCGCCGGGACTACCAGCGGTGGGCGCGCAGAGGGTCAACTGCCGCTAGGGGCTACGATCACCGGCACCAGGCCGAACGGGAACGGCGCCTCGCCCTCTACCGGCCTGGTGACCCGTGCGCCCACTGCGGCCAGCCCATGCTCTGGTGGCCGCTGCCCGTGGCGCGCCGGTTCATCGACCTGCCGCACGCACCGGGCAAGACTGGCTACCTGCCCGGTCTCGCCTGCCGCCGGTGCAACCGCAGCGACGGCCAGCGCATGACCACGGCCATCCTGCGCGCCAGGCGCGGCCAGGGCCGGGCGTGGCAGGCGGCGCGGCGGTGGTGAGCGCGCGGCCACCCTCCAGGTGCAGCGAGCCCGGCTGCCCGGTGCGGTGGCGGTCAGGCCCGGACCGGCCGTGCGCCCAGCACCAGGACGACGGCGGCCTGGCTGAGCGGATGGCAGCGTACGGCGCGGCGATGACGGCGGCACCGGGCGAGCGCGACGGCCACGCCAGCACGGAGGGTAGCAGGCGAGCAGAGGGTAGCCTTCACGCACAGTGACCACCCGCTGAGCGACCACCCCGCCGCCCGGTCACCACCCTGGCCCTCCGGCCACCCTGCAAGGCTCTGACCTGCAAGGATGGATCGCCCAGCTCAGCGGCAGCGTGGCCATGACTCCGCAGCCGCCTGCACATACACGGAGGGTGACGCGCCACGTGGCGAGCACTCAGCGTAGCCCGGAACCTGGTCACTGCGGGTAAGGAGGCTGACGGTGGCGGACAGCGAGGCGGTGCGGTCGCGCCGCAAGCGCGCCCACGCAGCTGGCGATCACCGGCTCTGCCGCCGCTGCGCGGCCGTCCGGGGTCCTTCGTCAGGGCCTCCGATGATGGCGATGCCACCGGCCGCGCCGCCGCCCGCCCGGGTGGATGACCCGGTGGCCGAGCTGCGCCAGCTGGCCGCCCAGCTCGCCGGGGCGTACCGGGCCGACCCGGGGAACGCCCTGCTGGCCCGCGAGCTGCGGATGACGCTGCAGGCGCTGATGCCGCAGAAGGCCGGGAACTCGGACGATGACCTTGATGACCTCTTCGGAGCGCTGCAGGCCTAGGTGGGCCACCCCGGCCACGCCGGGCAGGAAGAACCTGGCCGCGGGGATCGGCAAGACGGCGGTGCTGCTCGGCTTCGGGACGCGGCTGGGCCCGGGGCTGATGCCGTGGCAGCACGAGGTGAACGCGGTCGCCACCGAGCTCGACCCGCTCGGCCGGCTCGCGTTCCGGCAGGTCGTGCTCGAGGTCATGAGGCAACAGGGAAAATCTGTAGACCTGCTGTCCATGATGATCGCGCGGGGCCTGCGCCGCCCGGGTACGCAGATTGCCTACACGGCGCAGACCCGGCTTGATGCGCGTCACCGGCTGCTGGACGTGTGGTGGCCGCTGATCGAGCGGTCCAAGCTGCGGCGGTTCATCGACGTGCGCCGCGGGTCGGGCTCTGAGGCGCTGGTCTTTAAGAACGGGTCGATGCTGGGGCTGGTCAGCAGCACGCAGACGTCCGGGCATGGCGACGTGGTGGACCTGGGCGTGATCGATGAGGCGTGGGCGCAGGAGGATGACCGCCTGGAGCAGGCGATGCGCCCGGCGATGATGACGCGGGACGCGCAGCTGTGGGTGGTGTCCGCGGCGGGGACGGAGAGGTCGGCGTATTTCCGCGGGAAGGTGGAGGACGGCCGCGGCCGCGCGGAGATGGGCCTGACGGACCGGGGCGCGTACTTCGGGTACGGCGCCCCGGATGACGCGGACCCGGGGGATCCGGCGGTGTGGCGGGCGTGCATGCCGGCGCTGGGGATCACGGTGTCGGAGGAGGTGGTGGCGGCGGACTACGATCTCATGGAGCTCAGTGAGTTCCGCCGATTACGTGCGTACCTTTGCCAATGGCCCGAGGTGGCAAAACCCGGTTGGGAAGTAATCTCCCAGCAGACATGGGAGACACTAGGTTATGGCTGACAGGGATACTTGCCCGTCCTGCGGGGAGACGCTGCCCGATCCGGCTCTGATCGCTGACGCTGCGGGGCGGCGCATGATCCTCCCGGCGCACGAGCAGATTCACATGTGCCCGTTTTCCCTGCTAGTCCCGGCGGACGGCGGCCGTGGCTGAGTGCGCGTTCGGGATGGAGATCTCCGAGGACCGGTCGAGGTGCGCGGTCGCGAAGGCGTGGCGTGAGGCCCCGGGCCGGATGGCGGTGAAGGTGGTGTGGCACGGCCCCCCGCCGGTCGCGCCGACGGTCATGGACGCGCTGTACACCGCGGATGACCCGGTGGAGGTGGCGCTGGACCCGCGCTCGCAGTCATCGACGCTGTGCCATCAGCTGGCCGAGCTGGGGATCGTGGCGAAGCGGCTCGGCCCGGAGGACGTGGCGGTCGCCCACGGCGAGTTCATGGACCTGGCCGCGACGGGGCACCTGCGGCATTTCAGCCAGCCGGGGCTGACGGCGGCGGTGCGGGGGGCGCAGCAGCGGCCTCTGGCGGGCGCGCGGGCGCTGGAGCGGCGGGTGGTGACGGATCAGTCGCCGCTGACGGCGGCCGAGTTCGCGGTGTGGGGTTTCCTCAGGTGGGAAGAGGTCAGCAGCCCCGGCGTGTACGTGGTCTAGCGCTCCAGGTGCGGCGGCCCGCCGCCCTCGCGGATCTCGATCGGGATGCCGAGCAGGAACTCCGGCGCGGAGATCGCCGGGCCGGGCCGATGGAGGCCGCCTCTGCTGTCGTCCAGCTTGCGGACCTCGTTGAGCCATTCCAGGCTCATCACCCAGCGTGAGGTGAGTTCGTCAGTTGGGGTGTTCGCGTAGGTGCGGAAAATGTGCTCCCGGAGATCACCAGTGAGGGTGTCGGAGAGCGTGGTGTCGCTCATGTCCGTAGCTTAGGAGGTCCCGGTGCGCCTGTCCGTGGTCCTGCTGCTGTGCTCGCTGGCCGGGGTGCTGGGCGGCGCGGCGCTGATCGGCATGGCCGCGCTGGGCGGGGCGGTCATCTTCGACTCGCTGTGCCTGGGCGTGTACGCGCTGGGCCGCGACGACGGCACGGGCGAGCGGCGGCCGTCGGCGCATGAGGTGCCGACGCTGGCGACCGTGCTGGAAAGGGCCCGGCGGGCGTCGTGAGCATCCCGATGCGCACCACCGCGCTCGCTCCCGATGGCGGCCTGGTCGAGGTCAGGTTCTACGACGCTGATGGCATCCGGAAATTCACCTGGCAGTGCCCGCTTTGCAGGGGCGTCAACGAGGGACAGCTCGGCCCGCATCCCATCGGCGGGTTCTACCGGGACACGGGCGTCCATCCCGTCTGGGTGCTGACCGGGACTGAGGAGAAGCCGACGCTCACCCCGTCGCTCGGGTGCTGGTCGTGCTACCCGGCGGGACATTACTGGCTGCGTGACGGGGTTCTGGCGAGGGCGGCATGAGGCTGTGGGACCGCCTCATCAAGCGCGACGGCTACTGGGAGGGGGTGGCCAGCGGGGCGTCGGTCCTGACCACCTCCTACGGCTCGCCGGACCGTGAGCCGGTGATGCCGCAGCTGGCCGGGTTCGCGCAGCAGGCCAGCGGGTCCTCCTCGCCGGTGTTCTCCGCGCACCTGGTCCGGATGGCGCTCTTCAGCGAAGCGCGGTTCCAGTTCCAGGCGCTCGACGACCGGCACCTGTTCGGTACCACCGCCCTGGCCAAGCTGGAGGAGCCGTTCGGGCCGGACACGACGACGGGTAACCTGCTGGCCCGGATGGAGCAGGACGCGTTCCTGGCCGGCCAGGCGTACATCTGGGATGCGCCGGGTGAGGACCGGCTGGTGCGGCTGCGGCCGGACTGGGTGACGATCGTGTCGGAGAAGGTGCAGGTCGGCGGGGGCGGCTGGTACCGCCGCCCGGTCGGCTACTGGTGGGAACCCCCCAAGCCGGTCCTGGGTCAGGGTGACGGCTTCCTCGTCCCGGCCGGGGAGTGCGTCCACTGGGCGCCCGTCTGCGACCCGCAGGCGGACTTCCGCGGTATGTCGCCGCTGACCCCGGTCATCCGGGACATCCAGGGCGACGACGGGATGGCCCGGTACAAGATCCGGTACCTGCAGCACGACGCGACCCCGAACATCATCATCAAGTACGCGCAGCGGCTGGCCGAGGGCACGATCGACAGGATCCGGGAGCGGGTGGACGCCCGGTACGCGGGCCCGGACAACGCGGGCAAGACCCTGATCCTGGACCAGGGCGCCGACCTCACTTTGGCCGGGAACAGCCTGTCGCAGATGGATTTCGGGAATGTGCAGGCGGTGGGCCAGGAGCGGATCCTGGCGGCGTGCTCGGTGCCGGGGGTGCTGGTGGGCCTGGAGCCGCTGCGCGGCGCCGGCCGGGGCTACCAAGAATCGATGCAAAAACTAGCCAACATTTGGGCGAGGCCGCAGTGGCGGTCGGCGTGCGGGGCGCTGGGCAAGATCGTGGACGTTCCCGTCGGGAACCGCCTCTGGTTCGACGTTTCCGATATCGCGGCGCTGCAGGACGGGGAGATGGAGCGCGGGCAGGCCGCGCTGGTGCGGGCGCAGGCGCTACTCGCTTTGGTGCAGGCCGGGTACACGCACGAGTCGGCGATCGCGGCGGTGGACGCGATGGACCTGTCGCAGCTGAAGGCGGGCGGCGCGGGCACCCCGGCGAGCTCGCAGCCGGTGCAGCACCTGCTGCCGCAGCAGCAGCCGGGCGCGACCGCGGACCCGCTCCCGGCGACGATGCCCAGGCTGCCGGTCGGGTCCACGTCGCCCGGCGACGGCGGGAACGGGTCCCGGCCGACGCCGCGGCCGTCGAGCGCGCGCCGGGCGCTGGAAGGAGCCAACGGCCATGGCTAAATGCGCTGGTTGACGAGCGTGCGCAGCCGGGCGAGTTGCTCATCGGTCGGTGGCTCCGCGCTCGCGACGAGTTCGTCAATGCGCACGTCGTTCCGGGAGATCTCCAGCTCGCGGTAGCACTCCTCGGTGATCTGGTCGAGGTCGTCGCCGGGATGGTGCCGGCGCAGGGCGGCGAGACGGGCGCGGGCGCGGCGGCCTTCCGGGTTCAGCGGCATCTGGCATCACTCCACGAGAGTCCGGTCGGCCCCGATGCTAACACGCGATAGGACGGTAACGGGCATGGCTGACACCTGGGCCGCCAGCTGGGCGCAGTCGTGGGCCGCCGAGGCGCAGCGGTTCAACACGACCCACGTCCCGGCCGGGAGCGCCACGGGCGGCCAGTTCGGCACCAGCGGCGGCGGAAGCAGCGCAGCCGGGGGAACCAAGACCGCCGCCAAACCCCCGGCCAAGGCCGCCCATCCCGCCACCGCGGCCATCAAGGCGCGGCAGGCGCACCTGCGGGCACGCGCCGCCGCCGACCGGGCGGAGGCCCGCAAGCTCGAGACCCAGCTGCACGCCCTGCAGGCGCAGCAGGCACACGCCCACGCCGCCGCGGTCAAGGCCGCCAAGGGCGCCCACGCAGCCCACCACGCCGCCTTGAAGCACCCGGTGTCCGCGAAGGTCGCCGCCGCGCGGAAGGCGGCCGCCGCGCACCGCAAGGCCCGCGCCCACCACGCCACCGTGAAGACCCGCATCGCCGGGCTGCGGCACCAGATCAGCACGCTCCTTGGGCAGGCGAAGCAGCTCGACGCGCAGGCCGCGGCGCTCTAGACGGGGGGAGCTGGCGGGACTCGAACCCGCAATCGCCCTCATTGACCGTTTACGGGCTCCTCGCGGAGCGGGGCGCGCGACCGCCGCAGCTACAGCTCCCCCCGGAGGTCAGCATAGATGGCTGGTGACAGCGGCATCCCGGGCGTCCTCCCGCACCAGCTTGCCGAGTGGTGGGAGCGTGGCCCCGGCGCGGCCAGGATTGGCTGGAAAACGCCCGGGTCGTTCGACCGTTGCGTGCGGCTGGCAATCGACGAGGCGCACATGGACCCGGAGCGGGCCAAGGGGTTCTGCGCGGAACGGCATCACGCGGCGACCGGGACATGGCCCGGGCAGAAGCACGCGGGAAGGGCAGCGATGACGACACCGGCAGACGGGTACGACGCCGACGGCCTCGACGGCTCCTGGGACGGCGACCTCACCGACCTGCCCGACCTCACCGGCCTGGGCGTCGGCGACCTCGAGGCCGCCGAGGGCGCGGCCCTGTCGCAGGACCCGGCGTCCCGCGCCATGCCGAAACTCGGCACCGGGAAGCGGTTCGCCAAGCTCAAGTCCTCCCTGGCCGCCAAGGGCGCCAAGAACCCCGGCGCGCTCGCCGCCTACATCGGGCGCCGCAAGTTCGGCAAGGCCAGATTCGCCAAGATCGCCGCGAAGGCACGCGGGAAAGGTGGCGCGAGCCGCATGAGTGAAGACCGGTCGCCGCGGCCCGAGCTGTTCCGCTCCTACCCGCTCGAAGAGGCGCACGTCGTCACCCGCGCCGAGGGCGACGGCTCCGGCCGGCTCGTCGAGGCGTACTGCGCCGTGTTCGACGAGCCCGCCGAGATCCACGACCACGAAGGCCATTACCAGGAAGACATCGACCGGACGGCGTTCAACAAGCGGATCGCCGACGTGCAGCGGTCCCGCGCCGGGTTCGGCCAGGTCAAATGCCACTACAATCACGGCCTGACCATCCACGGCACCCCGGCGGAGCGATTCAGCCTGCCCGTCGCCGTCCCCAAGCACATCAGCGCCGAATCCCGCGGCGTCCTGACCCGCTCGTTCTACCTGGACACGCCGCTCGGCAACGAGGTGCTGGAGATGTGGCGGGAAGGCGCGATCACCGCCCAGTCGTTCACCGGCGCGATCATCCGGTCCAGCCCCGAGCTGCGCCGCGGCGAGAAGTACCGGCCGCGTGACGGCCGGCTGCCCCGGGTCACGCGCCTCGAACTCGGGCTGAAGGAGTACGGGCCGACCCCGTTCCCCGCCTATTCCGGCGCGGAGCTGGTCGGTGTCCGCATGTCACCGCTCGGCACCTGGCAGGCCGCCGGCGGCGACGAGCACGACGAGCAGGCACTTCCCCCCGATGGGGAAGCCGCCCCCGGCGAGCCGCTCACCCGCACCGACGGTGACGGGGACGAGCACTCGGCCCGGTATCACCAGAACCGCTTGTACGTCCTGCGCTCCAAGGAGCGCCGGGAGGCGGCGGGGCTGGTCTGGTAACGGCCCGAAAGGAGCGCGGATATGGCCGCGCTGCAGGAACTGCTCGACGAGCAGGCCAGGATCAAGAACGAGCTCCAGCGGATGGAAGACTCCGAGGAGACCACCGAGGAAGCCGACGGCGACCTCCGCGACACCCTCCTGACCCGGTGGGAGGAACTCGACGCCAAGACCAAGCCGCTCATCGAGCGGATGGAGAAGATCCGCAACATCACCCGGACCGCCGAGGACCCCGCCAACCTCGAACCCCCCTACGGCGCCGAGAAGTACGCCGGCGGACGCGGCCCCGACCTGGTCGTCCGCAACCACCACGACCCGTACGAGGCCAACGAGCTGATCCGCAACGAGAAGCAGATCATGATGCGGCGCTCCGAACTGCGGGAGCGGGCGCTAGACGCGGTCGAACTGGAAGCCAGGCGCGCGGATCTCAGTCACGACTACGCCGAGGAAGTCACCCGGAAGATCGCCGACGGCGGCACCTACGTCAACAACAACATCGCCCGGCATGTCCTGATCACCGGGTCCGATGAGTACCAGGAGGCGTTCCGCGCGTACCTGGCCGACCCGCAGGGCGAGGCGCAGCGCGCCGCGCTGTCCCTGACCCTGGCCAACGGCGGGTACCTGCTGCCGTTCGTGCTCGACCCGACGATCATCCTGACGAACTCGTCCAGCGCCAACCCGTGGCGCCGGATCTCCCGCGTCGTGACCACGACCAGTAACACGTGGAACGGCGTCAACTCCGCTGGTGTCACCGCGCAGATGATCGGTGAGGCGTCGGTGTTCGCCGACGCCACCCCGACGGTCGCGAACATCGTCATCACCCCGCAGAAGGCCGACGCGTACATTTTCGGGTCGTACGAGGTTTTGGAGGACACCGACTTCGGCCAGCAGCTCCCCGGCCTGCTCGCAGACGCCAAGGACAGGCTGGAGGAGTCCCAGTTCGCCACCGGGAACGGCACCCCGCCGAACACGCAGGGCGTCGTCTCCGCGGCCACGACCGTGATCACCACGGCCACGACGCTGGTGATCGCGATCGGCGACGTGTACGCCACCCAGGGCGCCCTGCCGCCCCGGTTCCGCAACGCGCCGAAGTGCTCCTGGGTCGCGAACGTCGCGATCATCAACGCGTTCCGGCAGCTCGACACCGCCGGCGGCTCGTCCTTCTGGACGAACCTCGGCAAGGGCCAGCCGGAAACCCTGCTGGGCGCCCCGATCCTCGAGTCGACCACCATGTCCGCCACCAAGGGCGTCGGCTCCCTCGAGGCGATCTTCGGGGACTTCAACCAGTACATCATCTGTGACCGCGTCGGGGTCTCCATGATCTATGAGCCCCTCGTCAAGGACACGACCACCGGCAGGCCAACCGGGCAAGCCGCGTGGGCCATGTTTTGGAGATTTGGGGCACAAGTCTCCACGGCCAACGCTTTCCGTGTCATGAAGGGCGCTTAACTCTAAAACGTGTACACTGTGGGGTATGGAAGAAAACTCCGCAGTATGCAGCGTGGATGGGTGCATGCGCCTTGTCCGTGCCCGTGGCTGGTGCCATCGCCACTACGCCCGGTGGCAGCGCACGGGAACGGTCGAAGCCAGGGCCTGGACGCGTCAGGGACAATGCACGGTGGAAGGCTGCGATCAGCCGAGCTGGTCTGCTGGTCTTTGCCAGATGCACCGCTGGCGCGTCCGGGTCCACGGCGAGCCTGGTTCCGCGGCACAGGTAAGGCGAGGTCGCAAGAAGACGCTGCTGCCATGCTCAGTGGATGGCTGTGACCGGCCTCGCAAGGGCGCGACCTACTGCCATCTTCACACTGAGCGCTTGCGTCGCACCGGCGATGTAGGTCCAGCGCAGCCCACTAGGGTCAGAGGTGTCGTCAAGCCGACAAAAGAGGGCTACAGGCGGCTCACGCTGCCGGACGGGCGCCGGGTCCTCGAGCACGTGCACGTGATGGAACAGCACCTCAGGCGCCGCTTGGTGCCAGGTGAGAACGTGCACCACAAGTACGGCATCAAGGACGACAACGCGATCGGCAACCTGGAGTTGTGGTTCGTGATGCAGCCGACTGGCCAGCGGGTCGCGGACCTGATGGAGTACATCGCCGAATATCACGCGGACGCTATGCAGCGCCTGCTGGATAGCAGGAAGGCAGGCTGACCGTGGCCAACAAGTACGCGATGGCCCCGGCTGTCGTCCAGCTCGCCTCGGGTGCCAGCGTGTTCGTGGACGCGGGGGCGCTGTGGCCGAGCGCGGGCGCGGTGGTGACGGGCGCCCCGGCGCTGTTCGCCGCGGCGATGACGATCGGCGCGACCGGAGTGGCGGTGGCGAACCCCAACCCGGTGGCGCAGAGCGTGACCATCTCGGGCGGCACGGTGACCGGGATCAGCATCAGCGGCGTGAGCACCGGGCAGACCACCGGCACGTTCACGGTCCCCGCCGGCGGGACGATCAGCGTGACGTACAGCGTGGCGCCGTCGTTCACGGTGGCGGATATCCCCCCGGCGGGAGGGACGTACCCGTTCGTGAGCGGGGTGCTGGCCGGGTACCTGGCGGCCTACCCGAATGGCCCGCAGGTCTCATAGGAAAGCGAGGAGGCACTCATATGGACTGGTTCCGGGCGCGGCAGCAGTTCAACGCCGACATGCCGGACGGCAGCCAGCGGACCGTGCACATCGGCGAGGTGCTGCCGGGCGGCCATGAGCTCGTGAAGCGCGATCTGGACGGTGCCACCGCCGCCGCCAGGGCGGGGATCGACCGGGATGCGCTGTTCGAGCCGCTGGACAGCGGGGAGGAAGAGGCGCCTGCTAGAAGCGCTCCCGCGAAGGCGCCCGCGAAGGCACCTTCGAGGGCGGGGAGGGGGTCGTCGTGATCACCCCGGCTGACAGCGCCCCGGCGGCGCCCGCGCAGGTGCCCGCGTCGTCGTGGGATATCCAGGCCCCGTACTCGGGCGGGGCGCCGTCGGGGATTTACACCGGCGGCGACCAGGACCCGGCCGGCACCGACGACGTGGCGGCGACCGTGGCGGCGGCGCAGGCGGCCGCGGAGGCGCGGTTCACCTCCCACATGCATGACACGTACGGGCAGGGCAGCCAGATCGGCGACACGGTCAGCCTGCCGCCGCAGGACTTCTCCGTCGCCACCGCACACCAGGCCGGATACACCGGGAGCCAGTGATGATCACGCCGAGCGATTCGCCGTCGAGCCCCGCGGACTACGCGGGGGTGACCCCGCACGGGCAGGGCACCGCCCCGTATGACGTGCAGGCCGCCCAGGATGACCTGTCCGGGGCCGTGGCCGCCGCCGGGGCGCTCGCCGGCGCGGGGGTCGTCTACCCGCAGGGGCCGCGGCAGTCGATGACCGAGACGCTGCTGTCCTCGCCGCAGGGGTTCGCTGTGGACGGCTACGACATCGACGCCGGATATCACGGCGGCGGAGGCGATGAGGGCTGGCCGAACAACGTCGAGCCCGGTGGCTGACCGGGTGCGCGACCTGCTGGTCATCGTCCCCTCACGGGGACGACCCGCAGAAGCGGCCGAGCTGTATGACCTGATCGCAGCCACCTCTGCGGCGCAGACAGACATGTTCCTCGCCCGGGACGACGACGACCCGGCCGCGTACCGTTACCGGTCCCTGGCCCAGAGCGGCTGGCGGACTTCCAGGAGCGGCGAGTGCAGGCTCTGGTCAGTGTCGGGCCCGCGCCAGGGCCTCGCGGCGTGGACCAACCAGATCGCGGCGGAGAACGCCGGGCAATACCGGGCGCTGGCCTCCCTCGGCGACGACCACCGGCCGCGCACTCCGGGATGGGATGAGAAACTTCTCGCCGCGCTAGATGAAACGGGCGGTACCGGGATCGCCTACGGCAACGACCTGCTGCAGGGCGGGAAGCTGCCGACCGCCGCCGTGGTCTCCTCCGGCATCGTGGCCGCGCTCGGGTGGATGTGCCAGCCGTCACTGCGGCACTACTGCGTGGACAACGTGTGGAAAGTCCTCGGCGAGTCCGCCGGGTGCCTTCACTACCTGCCGGATGTGGTGATCGAGCACTTGCATTACCTGCGCACAGGCGAGGCGCCGGACAGCACGTACCGGGAGACGGAGACTGCTGAACTTCGCTCGAACGCCGACCGGGATGCTTACCAGCGGTGGCTGGCCGGGGACATGGCAGCCGACGTGGTGACCGTCAAGAACCTGCTAGGGGAAAGGTGATCTGAACCAGTGAGCGCATATGAGGTAGTGACCCTTGACATCACGTTCACTGGCGATGCCACGTTCGACGCCTACACGCTGACGGCACCGACAGGCAAGAAACCCATTGCGGGCGGCATTCAAACGACCGCAGGCGCGTCCTACGGGCATGCTGGACTCATCGAGAGTTATCCCCAGGGGGACGACTGGCACTTCACGGTGATAGCCGGCAACTCCAACATAACGGCACGCCTCCACCTGATCTGTCTTCCGGCCTACACGATCACCGCGGATGCCTGACGCGGTCATCGGCTACCTCACCGGCGGCTGGAACCGCAACGAGTTCACCGTCTCCCTGCTGGCCGTCTGCATGGAAGGCCAGACGCGGATCCGGACCGTGGCCGCGCTGGAATCCGGGCCGAACCTCTCGACCGGCCGGAACCTGATCGTCCGCGAGTTCCTCGACGGGAACCTCGCGCCGTGGCTGTTCATGGCCGACACGGACATGAGCTTCGGCGCGGACACGGTCGACCGGCTGATCGCCGCGGCGGACCCGCAGGAGCGGCCGGTGGTGGGCGGGCTGTGCTTCTCGCTGAGCCAGGGGCGCAAGTACCCGACGATGTACGAGCTCGTCGAGGGCGCCCCGGGCGGCCTGGCGTTCCGCCGCTACCGCGAATGGCCGGACGACGCGTGCGTGCGGGTGTCGGCGACCGGCGCGGCGTGCCTGCTGATGCACCGCGACGCGCTGCTGGCGGTGGAGAAACGCGCGGATGACCCGTGCGCCCCGTGGTTCCGGGAGTCGGCGATCGGGGCGCCGATGGCGCTGATGGGCGAGGACCTGACGTTCTGCCTGCGGTGCGCCGCCGCCGGGATCCCGGTGCACGTCCACACCGGCGTGAAAATCGGGCACATGAAGACGACGATGCTGATCTGAGGCTGCCGTGGCGATCACCCGGGTCAACTCGGCGTCGATCACTAACACCGTCAGCGGCACGACCAGCTGTACCGCGACGATCCCCTCCGGGACGGGTATCGCGGCCGGTGACCTGATCATCGTCTGCGCCGGATCCCAGACCGGGCACACCGCGAACGGGATCTCGGCGCAGGATAACGTCAACGCGACGAACTACACGACGATCCTGGAGACGGAGCTGGGGTCGGCTTCCTCGCGGTGGACGCAGTCGTTCGCGTTCGTCACCCCCGGCGCGATCGCGGACGGCTCGACTATCACGGTCACCGGGTACGCAACCGCGGCCAACACTGAGTGCTCGGTCGACGTCTTCCGCGGCGTGACCGCTACGATTTCCCGGGCGGCACTCGGCAACTCGAATGCGTCCGGCACCTCGAGCGCAGCGCCCGCCCTGGCCAGCGCCCCCCCGGCCGGGGACCTGGTGCTGACCTTCGAGATGGCCGGGTCGGGGACGCTGACGCCAGGCAGCCCGTTCACCAAGGGCAGCTCGGGTACCACGGGCGCGTCGACGGCGATCGGGTACGTCCTGTCCGCCGACGGGTCGAGCACGTACGGCAGCACGTGGACGCTGGGCACGGCGAACACCTCCGCGGGCCAGACGGTCTCGTTCGCCGCCGCCGCGGCGGCCGGGAGTACCCCGGTGCCGCTGGTGGTCCCGCAGGCGGCGGTCATGCAGGCAGCCAACTGGTAACAACGGAAAGGGGCAGCGATGTCCAAGGCCGGATACTCAGCCCCGTCGGGTGCCGCTGTCGCGCTCGCCGCAGGCACCGCGAAATCGGTCATCGGCGTCGTGGCGCCCGCCCAGTTCGGCGTGGACCTCACCAAGCTGCGGATCTCATTCGACGGGGTTACCGCCAGCGCCATCCCGGTGCTGGTGGAACTGTGCTACGCGACGTTCGCGACGAACCCGCCGGGGACCGCCTCGACATCGATCACCGTCCAGCAGGAGTACGGCCGGTCGATCGTCGCGGGCTTCACCGCCGCGTACGCCTGGACGACCGAGCCGACGGTGCTGACCGCGCTGGACAACTGGACGCTGACCCCGAACGGCGGCCTGGTCGTCTACGACATCCCGCTGGGCTCGACCCCGGACTCGGCGGTCAGCCAGGGGTTCGTGATCCGCTGCACCGCCCCGGCCGCGGTCAACTGCCGGCCGACGCTGAAATTCGAGCGCTGCTAGTGGCGCTCAACTTCGGGCAGGTGATGGACCGGACCGGTGTCGCGGCCCGGCACTCGCCGGTCATCGTCGAGGACGACGCAGGCAACCGGTTCGACCTCATGGCCGCGGTGACCGAGGTCGACGCCAAGGGCAAGCGCACCGTGCGGCTCACGATCCGGGCGAAGCCGGGCGGCGGGAAAACGGGAACGCCCGGCTGACCTGAACCGGAGGCAGCGTGGCGCAACTCGGGCGCAGCCAGCCGGTTCCGCCAGTCATCTCCCGGGGCAGCCTCGCCGACGCTCCCGTCCTGACGACCCCCGCGCCGGTCATCCTGTCCGGGGCGCGGGACCGGCTGGCGTTCGCGGTCACCGCCGGGCAGGGCATCCCCGTCCCGGCCGTCATCTCCCGGAACAGCCTCGCGGACGCCCCGGTCACGGCGACGCAGCCGCCGCACGTCATCCAGGCCGCCGTCACGCCAGGGTTCGGGCAGCCGGCCGCCGGCCTGACCGCCCGGTCGTCGCTGCAGGACTTCGCGACCCCGGTCACCCCGGCTCCCCTGATTGCCGTAGCCGCCCCTACGCCAGGATGGGGGGCGCCGCGCCCGCCGGTCATCACCGCCGCGCCGGCCGTCACCGCCGCGGCACCCGCGCAGGCCACCCCGGCACCCGTCGTCGTCTCCGCGCAGCCCCCGGCGGTGCCGCCGCAGCAGGCGATCGCCTCGAGGTCGTCGCTGGCCGACGCGCCGGTCCTGACGACGTCCGCGCCGCTGGTCACCGGACCCGCGGCGACACCCGGCTTCGGCAGGCCGGGACCGCCGCTGGCCTACTCGGCGCCGTTCACCCCCGCCGCGGCACCCGCGGCGGCAACCCCGGCGCCGCTGGTCACCTGGCAGCAGCCACCGCCGGCGCCGCCCGGCCCGGCGATCATCTCCCGCGGCTTCCTCGCCGACGTCCCGGTCCTGACGACCCCGGCACCCGTAGTGGTCCTGGCCGCGGCGGTCACCGGCTGGGGGAAACCGCAGGCCGCGGTCATCTCGGCGAACCCGGCCGCGGCGGCAGCGGCCACGCCGCAGCCGGTGGTGGTCGCCCAGGCGGTCAAGCTCGCCGCGGCGCAGCCGCCGGTCATCCTGCGGAACACGCTGGCCGACCCGCCGGTGCTGACGACCCCGCGGCCGGTGGTCGTGGCGCAGCCAGTGCGGTGGCCGCCGACGTTCCCGGTGATCTCCTCGGCGCCGTTCATCCCGCCGCCGCCGCCGTTCACCGTCGGCACGCTGACGGCCGCGGACGCCCCCGGGAGCGTACTTACCGCGGCGGGAGCCAGTAGCGCGCTGACGGCCGCCACGGCGGCGGCCGGGACGCTCACAGCCACCGACCAGCGGACGGGAGGACCGAGTTGAGCCGGTACCCCCAGGGTCAGCCAGTCACTATCCCGATCACGGTCAGGCAGCGCAACGCGGACGGCACGTACAGCCTCGTTGACAGCACGCCCGTCACCGTCGTCAAGCTGGCCCAGGCCGACGGCACCATGCTCACCGCCGGCACCTACAGCGCACCCGCCCATGACGGCCTGGGGCTCTACCACCAGGATGTCCCGGCAGCCGATCTCGCCGTCACCGGGCACTACCAGTGGGCCGCCACGACCACCGGAACCGGCGCGGGCGTCGCCTTCGGCGACTTCGACGTGTTCGACCCGTTCGAGACCGCCGTCCTGCCCCTGCAGGACGCCAAGGACGCCCTGAACATCCCGCAGTCCGTCACCAGCAGTGATACAGAGATCCAGAGCTGCATCGCGACGATCGAGTCGAACCTGGAGCGGGCGACCGGCGGCCCGCTGGTCAACCGCGTCATCACCGCCGAGCGCGCCGAGATGATGTCCGGCCAGACGGTGATCCTGGTGCGGCAGAGGCCCCTCGTCAGCGTCACCGCCATCGCGTCGGCGTCCGGCGGGGCCATCGACATCTCCGCTGGCCTGGACCTGGACCCGAACGCGGGGACGATCCGCCGGAAGCTGGGCCTGCCGTTTTTCGGCCCGTTCTTCACCTGGCTGCCTCAGTGCAACGTCACATACGTCGCCGGGTGGGGGACGAGCGTCCCTGCCGCGTTCGGCAGCTTCGCCCGGATCGTCATCCAGCACCTGTGGACAAGCCAGCACGGCCCGTCGCAGCGCCCGTCCATCGGCGGCGAGGAGATGACGACCATCCCCGGGTTCGGTTTCGCCGTTCCCAACATGGCCGCCGAGCTGCTCAACGGATCCCAGGGCGGCGTGCCCTTCCTTAGCGAGGCGTACGTGTGATGGCTGAGCTGCCTGGGTCAGGTTTCCCTTCGCCCGCCGTTTGCCTAGGACAGCTGTCGACCCGCTTGCGCGCCCAGGTAGCTGGAGTCCAGGTTAGCGGCCAGATGACCACGGGACGTGCGGCCTAATGCCCACAATCACGTCCCGTGTCCCGCCGCTGATCGACTACCTCGTCGCCCTGTTCACCAGCGCCGCCACCCTCGGCGCCGCGACACCGCCCGTCACCGTGTTCGACGGGCCGCCGACCACCGGCCTGGACGCGCCGCTGAAGCTGTTCGTCGGCCTGTCCGACCCGGACAACCCCAATGCCGAGCCCGCCGCCGATTCGGTGCAGTCGTGGGCCGCCCTCGGCCGGCAGGCCCGCGATGAGATGATCACCGTCCACTGCTGCGCGGAGGCGTGGGCGGGCACCGATGACCTGAAGACGGTGCGGGTGGCCGTCACCGGGATCATCGCGGCCGTCGAGGTCCTCATGCAGGCCGACACCACCCAGTTCGGGGGGAACGTGCTGTACCCGGCGCCGGGGATCACCGGGATCGCGCTGCTGCAGAACAACACGCAGCAGGGCGCGGTCGCCCGGGCGGCGTTCGACCTGGTCTTCAGGGCAAGGATCGGCGGGTGAGGGCGCGCTCGGCGTTCTCCGCCAGGGCGTCCTCCAGCTGGTGCCCCATCGCCCAGCCTTCGCACTCCGGCTCGCCGCAGTCGCATCGCTCGGCGTAGCGGCCCCAGGCGTGCAGGAAGCCGGCGCTGACCCCTGAGCGGGCAGCGTACGCAGCCTCGAACTCCCCGGCGGTCACGGCCCGTACCTGACGCTCACCGCGCGCCTGAAGGCATCCTTCTGGCTCCTGCGAGGACCCTGCGCTGCGGCCTTATCGATCGCGGCGTCCAGGGCGGCGAACAGCTCGCGGAGCTCGTGCCGCAGTTCCCGGCGGCGCTGCCAGCGCCAGGGGCGCAGCATCAGCCGGCCCTGCTCGGCGATCCGCGCGGCGATCTGGCCCTCGATCCCGCGCACCTCAGCCCACCTATCGGCCACACCAACCAAGGTAACGGGAGCACACGCGCATGTCACTGAAGAACGGCGGCGGGGGCTAGGTGCGCGGCCGCACCGTGAAACGCATCTCAGCTTCTGCGTCCCACTCGGGAAGCGTGCCCCGGTCCACGCGGAACCGGTACCGGCCGCCGAACTCGATGCGGGGCGCGTCCGGCAGCCAGTACCCCCTGGCCTGCACGGCTTCGATGGCCTGCCGGGCCTGATCGAGCAGGTGCGCCCGGTGCGCCCATTCGCCTAGCGTGCCGTCCGGGCTGCCCTTGAGCATCACGCGGAGTTCCCACTCCTGGAGCTGCGGCACGGGGCCGCCGAGGAATGTCGGCTGGTACACGGCGATGTCCCCCCAGCCGTACGGCTCCAGCAGCGCATATCACTCATCGAGGCTCAGGTCCTGGGCTTTCACGTCGGTCATCCCACCAAGGTACGGGAGCACGCATGTCCAAGGTCAAGAACGTGTCCGGGGGCCCGCTGGACGTGCCGCTCCTGGACCGGCTCGTCGAGGCGGACGAGACCGTCGAGGTCCCCGATTTCCAGCCGGACCACACCGAGGAGGACCCGCTGCCGATCGTGTGGCCGCCGGACAAGTGGGAGCCCGTGGCCGAACCGAAAGCGAAGGCCAGCGCCAAGACAGCGGATGACACGACCGGGAAGGCGATGTAATGCCCACCTACCCCTCGGGACTGTCCGGCCAGGTAGGGGCCGTCGCAGCGCCCTCCTACGGGGACACCGCCACCGTCGTCACCCACTTCTACGAGTTCCTGAGCGAGAATTTCCAGTTCGTTCCCGCGTTCCTGGACGGTCAGGGCCTGAAGGCCGGGCAGGCGTACAACCGCGCCACCCGCACCGTCGTGTCGCAATATGACGTCAACGGCGACCTGACGATGGAACACACCTCCGGTGAGGCCGCCAACGCCGTCGCCGACAGCATGGGGTTCTGGTGGAAATATGCGCTCGGCTCGGCGCTGACCACGCCGACCGTCGTCCTGGGCACCGCGTTCAAGCAGGTCCACACCCCCGGGTCCAAGGCGGGGCAGTACATCGCCTGCCAGGTCGGCCGCCCGCAGATCTCCGGCGTCACCGTCCAGCCCTTCTACTACGCCGGCGTGAAGTGCACCGATTGGGAGTTCAGCTGCAACGACAATCAGGTCGCGCAGCTCAAGCTGACCTTCGACGGGCAGACCGAGCTCACCTCCGTCGCGCTCGCCGCCGCGAGTTACCCCACCCCGAACGGCCTCTTCAGTTTCGCGAACGCCTCCGTCATGACCCTCGGCGGCACCCCCACCACGGCATCGGGCGAGACCACGATCGCGTCCGGCGTCGCGGTCGCCTCCCGCGTCACCGGCATCGTCCTCACCGGCAGCACCCCGATGAAGACCGACCGGTACGGGCTCGGCAACGCCGGCCTGAAGGGCGAGCCGATCGAGAACGCCATCCCCACGATCACCGGCACCCTGAGCACGGAGTTCTTCTCCCGGACGGAGCTGTACGACGTGTTCCGCGCGAACACCACCCAGCCGTTCCAGCTGGACTTCACCAAGTTCGACTCGGCGGGGAATGACGCCAACGGGGTGGCCGCCGGGCCGAACCCCTACCGGCTGAGCTTCATCATCCCCGCGTGCCGGTTCAAAAGTGCCAGTGTTAACGTCGGCGGCCCGGACGTTTTGCCGCAGTCTGTCGGCTTCCAGGCGTACGACAACGGAACCGACCCGGTCATCCAGGTGAAACTCGTTTCGCGCGAGAGCAGCGCTATCTAAATGGTTCACGGGAACAGTGCGACTTGTTCGCCTGCCCCGCTTGCTGTCCATCGCCGCCTGAATGCCAGTTGCGCGGCTTCCAGCGCACCGGCCATATGCCGCAGCCGGTCGGGGCTGTCACCGGCATAGCCGACAGCGCAATTGCAGCTGTGATGTGCGAGGCCGCGACGGCACGTCCGGCATGATCTGCCCTGGCGGCAGCACGAATGGTCGTGGTCGACGTCGATCTTCTCCTGTTCGGGAAGCATCTCCTCGCCGCACAGGTAGCACTTGCCGCCCTGCGCGTCCCACATCGCGGACCAGTCTTCTGCGGCCCAGAGGCCATGACGCTCCCGCGCGTCCTTCGCGCGATCACGTTTACGAGGCTGATTGCGCTTGTACTCGCGTTCGGATTCGCGAATCCGGTCACCGTCGCGTGCGCGCAACTCGCGCCGTGCCGCGTTGTATTTGTCGCGGTTTGCGCGTGCGTACTCGCGGTGCTTGCGGCGGTTCTCCTCAAGGTTCGCGTAGTACCGCACCCGCTGTTCTGCGGCCGTGTAAGTCATGCGTTGTTCTTCAGCGCTTCGTGGAGCAGGATGCGGACGGCGGCGGCGATGCTGATGCCGCGGGCATCGGCGAACGTCCGGAGGTCTTTCTCCAGGTCCTCGCCGATAGGCACGTGCAGCTGGTAGGCCATTATGACGATATGTGGCTGAGGATCACGGCGATGACGACGATTATGACGGCGGCTAGGGCTAGTTTCCCGAGCACGCCGAGGATCTTTCGCGAGGTTGCGGTGGTCATGGGGTCCTTCTTTCTCGTTGACCTTCATAGTACCGGATCGGTACAAGAGAGGCACCTGTGATCATCAGCTACGGCGGCCAGGATTACCCGTTCGACCTGGACAAGGCGACCATCAAGCAGGCCCTGGCCATCGAGGAGTACATGAAGTGCTCGTTCGACGAGTGGGGCAAGAAGCTGATGGCCGGCGGCGACCTGCGCGCCCGGCAGGCCCTCGGGTGGCTGATCCTGCACCCGGACGGCGGCGTGCCGGTCGGGGACACCGACTTCGAGATGATGGCCCTCGGCAAGGCGCTCGACGCCGCCTATGCGGCAGAAGCTCCCGCGGAGCCGGAGGCGGGCCCTACCGGGGCCGCCGCGGCATCGAACGGCCACCCGTCGCCCGCGGCATCATCTCCCGCGAGCTCGCCGCCATCCTCGGCCGCGATCTCGCCGTAACCCGCGCCCGGCACCTGTTCGACCTCGCGCACCTGTGCTCGGTGACTCCTCCCGAAGTGGACGGGCTGACCGTGGTCGACTTCGCGCAGCTGGTGTCCGGCATCAGCGCGCACAAGGCGTCCCATCCCCCTGGAGCGTGAGGCGATGTCGATCGACGGGCCCGGACGCGAGCAGCTGCGCGAGCTGGCGGCGCGGCTGAAGGACGCCGGGGATGAGGGCAAGGGGTTCCGCCGGGAGCTGATGAGCAAGCTCGACGAGGCCGCCCGGCCGCTGGCCCGCGAGATCGCCAGCCTGGAGCACCTCAGGCCGTACATGCCGGACCGGTACGCCGCGGTCCTGGCCGCCGACATCGCCGTCACCTCCCAGAAGATCTTCGCGGGCAACCCGCGGGTGTCGGTCCGCTGCCGGACGCTGGGGGAGCGGCGCCGCAAGGTCCGGCTGCTCGACGCCGGGTTCATCAACCACCCCGTCTTCGCGCGGGGGCCGCGGGATGAGTGGGACTGGTGGAACGGGCAGACCGGCGGGATGGTGCCGGGGTTCTTCACTGACCCGTGCGAGAAGGCCACCCCGCAGATCCGCGAGAAGGTGCTGCAGGCGCTGACCGAGACGGCCAGGAAGATCACGTCCTGATGGCTGACGAGACTCTCCGCTTCGACATTGTCGGCAACGACCATGCGTCCGCTGCGTTCTCCCGGGCCGGGGAGTCGACCGGGACCCTGAGCCGCAAGATGGACATCGCGGCCAGGTCTGCCAAGGCCCTGGATGCGGCGCTGGAGCGGCAGCGCATCGCGTCCCGGGTGAGCGTGGATGCGACGCTGGCGCTGGCCAAGGCCGATGACATCCTCGCCGAAGCCGAGCACGGCCTGCGGGACGGGGCGCTGGAGGCCGAGTTCGCGCTGAAGAAGGAAGCGGAGGCGGCGAGGAAGTCCGGGGACGCGGCGGCGAGGGCCGCCGGGGAGAACCGGGGGCTGGCGGCGTCGCTGGCCAAGATCGCGGACAGCGCGAAGGGGAAGGGCGGTCCCGGCTGGCTGGGCCCGGCGCTGGTGCTCGCCCCGGCGGCCACCACGCTGGGCGGCGTGGCCGCAGGCGCCGCCGTGGGGCTGGGCGGCGCGGCCGTCGCCGGGGCGGGCGCCCTGGCCGCGTTCGGCGCCGTCGCCAAGCCCGTCCTGGGCGACGCGCAGAAAGCCGCGCAGGCTGTCGAGAAGGCGCAGAACAACTACAACATCGCCATCGCCCACGGCACCAAGCAGGCCACCGCGTACAAGGCCGAGCAGGTCGCCATCGCCAAGGCGTATGCGGAGCTGTCCCCGCAGCAGGTCGCCCTGTCTAAGCAGCTGGGGAACATGGCGCACGCGTGGCAGGACCTCAAGGCCGCCGAGACGCCGGTCGTGGCGGGCGCGCTGCAGCCGTGGCTGAAGTCCGTCACCGACCTGACCGGCAAACTCGCGCCCGTCATCGCCCACGTGTCCCCGGTCATCCACGATCTCGGCGTCCAGTTCGACGGGCTGGTGAACTCCTCCGCGTTCCGGGGGTTCCGGGATTTCGTCGCCAGCACCGGCACGGCGGCGGTCAGCGCCGTCGGCAGCACCCTGATCGACTTCGTCAAGGGGTTCATCATCCTGCTGCCGAAGTTCGACCCGCTGATCCGCGAGGCAGTCGGCTGGATCTCCCGGCTGGGACCCGCCGTGCTGACGTGGGCCAGCAGCAAGAAGGCCGCCGATGACATCACCAGGTTCCTGCAGTGGTTCAGCAAGAACGGGCCGGTCGTCGGGCAGCTGCTGAAGAACATCGGCGGGGCGCTGAAGGCCATGGCGCCCGGCCTGACCTCCGGCGGGATGGCCGAGCTGCAGGCCATGTCGGCGTTCTTCGCGTTCGTCGCGAAGCTGCCGCCGGGCGTGGCCAAGCCGCTGTTCGAGGTGGCCGGGGCGCTGCTGCTGCTGAATAAGCTCGGCGTGTTCAGCGTCGGGGTGAAGCTGATCGGCATGGACGCCGCGAAGGCCGCCGCGGCCGGGGGCGCCGCCGGGATGTGGGGCAAGCTCCTGCCGGGCGTCAGGCTCGCCGGCGGGGCGCTCGTCGCCGTCGTCGCCGTCGACATGATCCTGAAGAACACGCCGTCCGGCGCGCCCGGGTCGGGGAAGAACTGGTGGGAAAACCCGTTCGGGGCCACCTCCTCCCACGACAAGCCCGGCACCAAGGGCACCCCCAGCGGCCTGTCCTCCTTCGACCAGCTGGGCAAGAACATCGTCAACTGGTGGAACATCACCTGGAACAACACGATCACCCGCACCGCCCAGGGGTTCCACGACATCGCGCACTGGTTCGACACCGGCCGCCACTGGATCGCCGGGTCCTGGGGGCAGACCCAGCACGACACCGCGCACATCTGGGACCTGACCTGGAACAACACGGTCGGGCGGACGCAGCGCGGCTTCCATGACGTCGCGGGCTGGTTCGACTGGGGGCGCCACTTCGCGACGGGGAGTTTCGACCAGACCCGCCGCCAGCTCGCCTCAACCTGGGACACCGTGTGGAATAACACGGTCGGCCGGGCCCGGCGCGGCATCGGCGACGTGATGGGGTGGATCGGGACGCTGCCAGGCCGGGTCACGGGCACCTTCCGGTCGGCCGGGTCGTGGCTGGTGTTCGGCGGCGCCAACATCATCACCGGGCTGTGGAACGGCATCAGGGCGGTCTGGCACGGGGTCGCCGGCTGGTTCGCCGGGCTGCCGTCGCAGATCCTGCACGCGCTGGGTATCCACTCCCCGCCCGCCTGGGCGATCGACGCCGGGAAGCACGTCATGGGCGGGCTGCTGAAGGGCCTGGCGCACGGCGCCGCGGACGTCCGCGGGTTCTTCCGGGGCATCGCCATGTCCGTGACCGGCCCGTTCAAGGGCATCTGGTCCGGGCTGGCGTCGGCGGGCAAGGACGTCTGGCATTTCCTGTTCGGCGGCCCGGCGGGCGGCGCGGGCGGCGGCGTGCAGCGGTGGGCGTCAACTGTCCTGCAGGCGCTGAAGATGGAGCACCTGCCCGCCGGCCTGCTCGGCGACGTGCTCTACCAGATGCAGACCGAGAGCGGCGGCAACCCGTTCGCCCAGAACAACACCGACATCAACGCCCAGATGGGCACGCCGAGCAAGGGCCTCTTGCAGGTCATCGACCCGACGTTCCGGTACTGGCACTGGCCGGGCACGTCGTGGAACATCTTCGACCCGCTGGCGAACATCGCGGCGGCCCTGAACTATGCCGCGCACGGCAAGGGATTCGGGTCCGGCAGGGGCCAGATCGGCTCCGGCCACGGGTACGCCCTCGGGACGAGCTCGGCAGCAGCGGGGTGGGCGTGGGTCGGGGAGCGCGGAGTGCCGGAGCTGGTCCACTTCGGCGGCGGCGAGCAGGTCGCCCCCGTCCGCGCCGGGTCCGGCGGCCGCGGCGGGAACACGTACATCATCAACATCGCGCCCACGCCGCTGGCCCGCCCCGCGGACGTCGGCCGCGAGGTGGTCGGCGCCATCCGCGCGTTCGAGAAGGGCGCAGGGGCCGGGTGGCGGTCGTGAGCACGCCGCTGCCTGTCCTGCCGCAGATCACCGTCGAGACCGGCCTGGTCACCGGCAGCCCCACCCAGGTCTCCACGGCGCTCCGCCTGGACGACGCGACGTTCGGCAAGCTCGACACGGCCACCCTGGGCACGGGCACCACCTGGTCGGCCATCCCGCCGCAGCTGGTGCTCGGCTTCACCATCACCCGGCCCAGCACGAGGCTGCAGGGGCCGCTGTGGAATTACCAGGCGGGCACTGTCAACATCCTGTGCGATAACAGCGATGGTTCGCTGGACCCGGATAATCTGAGTGGCCCGTACGTGCTGGCCGGCGTCACCCAGCTGGCCCCGATGGTCCCCGTCCGGGTCCGCGCGAGCATCTTCGGGACCGCCTACCCGCTGTACTCGGGGTTCGCCGACGGGTGGCTGCCCGCCCAGGTCACCTACGAGGGCGGCTACGCGGAGCTCACCCTGCCGGCGACGGACGCGTTCAAGATCCTCGCCGGGATCACCCTGCCGGCTACGTCAGTTGAGGGGGTGGGCGCGGACACCGGCGCACGGGTCCGCGACATCCTGTCCCGCGCCGGCTGGTACACCAGCGCCGAGCGGCTGGCGATCAGCACCGGGAACTCCACCCTGCAGGGCACCACGCTGGGCGCCGACGCCCTGTCCCTGATGCAGGTCGCCGTCGACAGCGAGATTGGGCAGCTGTACGTCAGCGGCAGCGGCGCGGTGGTGTTCCGGGCGCGCCGTGACCTGCTCACCGACACGCGGTCGAACACGGTGCAGGCGGTGTTCGGGGACCTGCCCGGCACTGTTCACAGCGCGGGGACGGAGCTGGCGGCCGCGTCGCTGACCCGCGCCAATGACGACACGACGATCGCCAACGACATCCAGGCCACCCGGGCCGGCAGCACCTCCCTGCAGGAAGCCCAGGACGCCGCCAGCATCGCCAAGTACCAGTTCCCGCGGACGTACCCGCGGACCGACCTGATCCTGCAGAACGACTCCGACGCGCTGAACTGGGCCCAGTGGGTCCTGTCCGTGTCCAGGGGCGCCGAGGACCGGTTCGAGACGATAACGATCGACCCGCAGGCGGACCCGGCGAACCTGTGGCCGCAGGTCCTCGGCCGGGAGATCGGCGACCGGATCCAGGTGTGGCACCGGCCCGCCGGATTCGGCGGGCCGCTCAACGCCAACTCGCTGGCCGCAGGCAGCAGCGCCGGGTGGACAGGGTGGCAGGGCACGTTCAGCGTGACCAGCTCGCCGCCCGCCGGGGCACCTTATCCCTATGCCGGGCTGTTCACCATCACCAGTGCGGGCGCCGGGGCGGCAGCGGAGGAATCCGGTCAGTCATTCCCCGTCGCGGCCAGCCGCGGGTACCAGGTCGCCGCCTGGGTTTACACCGCCGCCGGATCGGTCACGATCGGGTTTGACTGGACCGGCGCAGGCGGCGGCTACCTGTCCACCAGCACCCAGGCGATCACCGTCCCGGCCGGCACCTGGACCCGGGTCAGCACGCCGCTGCTCACCTCCGACCCGGCTGCCGCGTTCGCCTATCCCCGGATCGCCCCGGCGGACGGCGCCGGCAACAGCATCTACCTGACCGGCGTCGCGGCCGGGTCACCAATCTCGAAGGACTGCTTCATCGCCGGGATCACCCACGCCTTCGACCCTCGCGCCCAGGGTGAGTCCCCGATGTGGCTGACGACATTTTCGCTACAAGACGCCTCGAAGTACGGCAGCTTCCTGACGCTGGACAACGCCACGCTGGGGCAGCTCGACAGCAACGCACTCACTTTTTAACGGGCGGCGGCGGGCAGAGGTGCGCGGCGAGCATGTTCTCAGCCGCTTCCTCGGTGAACTCGATTCCGAAGGAACCGCACTTATTGCAGTTCCAGCGCCAGTACTTCATCCGCACCGGCCCATCGTCTCACCACGGACAGCGAGGAGCACTGGATGTCACCGCCCACCTGGATACCCGGGCAGGTCCTCGCCGCCAGCGATGTAAACGCCTGGTTCACCTCGCTGGCCGGGTACAAGACGGCGGACCTGGCGCGGACCAGCACCACCCAGTCCGCCGACCCCGACCTCACCATCGCGGTAGCCGCGAGCGGCATCTACTGGGTCGAGGCCATGCTGGGCTACAAGTCGTCCACCACGGGCGCCGTCCTGCAGTGGGGGTGGTCGTTCCCGGGCGGCGGCGGCGGCCTGTACCACGCCATCTACACCGGCGGCGGCGGCTCCATCGTGTCGGAGACCGAGCTGTGGTCCGACACGAACCACAACTCCGGGTCCGCCGTCGCCAACACCGTCTACCCGGTCACGTTCCGGGGGAAATTCGTCAATGGCGGCTCCGGCGGGAACCTGGCCCTGACCTGGGCGGTGCAGACGTCGGGCACCACCACGCTGACCAACCACTCGGTCCTGACGGCCCGCAGGATCGGCTGACGTCACGGGTACGGGCGTGCAAGTTCCTCAGTCAGCGCATCGCGGAGCTTAGCTGCCTGCGGCCGGGTGATCCACACCTTGACCATGCCGGTTTCATCTTCGGCCAGGACCTGAATGAGGCCATCTGCGCCGCCTGGCTCATCTTCCCATCCGGCTATCCCCGGATAGTCGTGTGCAAAGTCCAGGAAGTGACCCTGGGCGGATACGATCGGCTCGCCGTCTCGGCCGCCGAACGTGCAGAAGCTACCCCAGTAGGTCATGATCACAGATCGGCAGTTGTGTTGCGGGCATGCCGCTGTCGTCGTCGTACCTCGCCGCTGGCGATGGTGACCGCCAGGACCGTGGCAACAATCCAGAGATTCCTCGTCAAAATGGCCATAGCTAGCGCTGGCGCGAGAATCCAGCCGAGCATCTTAGCCAACGATGGCAGCGGCCGCCTGCGGCCATATCTAGATATTGCGGTTTTCATTGTCTATCATCCGCGTGCATCAATGACTTCATCTGCGGGCGCGGGCAACCCGCGTTCAATCAGCTCGGCGGCTGCGGCGCTCCGTGTCCAGCGGTGCTCTGCCGCGTAGGCGTCCAGTTTCGCCAGCGAGGTCAGCGTGAGGCTGACCGAGAACCGCTCGCTCCGTAGTTCATCCATATGCATCACTCTACAGCACAAGAGGCGGAATGACCACGCTCGCGGACCTGACTGCCGGGCAGGCGTTCATGTTCGTCGCCCAGGTCACCGGCATCGACGCGGCGGGCACCCACCTGTCCCTGTTCGGGCCGGCCAGCGCGGCGGGCGGCACCGCCCTGATGGACCCCGCCGGGGTGCTGACGGGGCAGCTGACCAGCCCGGCCGCGCAGATCCCGGTGACCGTGGTCACCCAGTTCGCGCAGGTGAGCGCCGGGGACGTGCTGTCGAACGACGCGACGGGCGAAACCGTGGTGGTCCGCAAGGTCACGGTGACCGCGGACGGGTCCTATCAGTGGTGTTAGGGCCGAGGTGGTGTACCGCACGGCGGGCTGGACGGTCATTGCTCACGTGAGTCTTTGACCCGGGAGAGAGCGGGGGCGGGGTGTGCTGGAGCGTGCGATGGGACGTGATCTGGGCGGCGGGCAAGGACGTGCTGCTGACCGGCACCGGCATCATCCTGATCATCAGCCAGGTGGTTGCGAGTTCTCCTTCCGACGTCCTCCTGGCTACCGGGCTGGCGCTGACGGTCCCGAGCGTCGCGTCCCACGCCAGGGCCCTCCTGTCTGGCAGCACGCCTGGGCGCGGGCCGTCTTCCTCGCCGCCATCGCCGCCGCCTGGGTCCTCGCCCTCTGGATCCTCCTCGGAGGCCGCCGGTGAGTGACCCGCGGCCCGGCCCGTTCAGCCCGATGACCCGCGGCGCCGCCCGCGCATTCGTGGTCCTGTCCGCCGTGACCATGGCCATCGCCCTCACCGGCTTCCTGTGGACCGCGGCAGTGGTCAACGCGACCAACGCCCGCGCCCGCGCCCTGTGCCAGTTCGACGCGGACCTGGGGACGGCGCCGCTGACCCTGCCGAAGGGGACCAGGCCATCGCGGCTCGGGGTCACGATCATCTCCGACGCGCGGACCGCCTGGCACCGGGCCGGGTGCCCCGGGCGGATCGGGCCGCCGGACCCGTCGTTCGCGAAGTGGGCCCGGTTCTACCACCTACCGGACAGCTAAGGAGGGATCGCCTCGTGGCCGCTCCCGTAGAGACGAAGGTCAGGGCCTCCACCGCCGCGGCCGCCGTATCCGGGCTGGCGCTTTATGCTCTCGGCCGGTACGTATTCAAGGGCGACGTGCCCGACGTGGTGACGTCCTGGACCTACGCGATCGTGCCGGGCCTGCTGACGTTCGGCGCGGGCTACCTGGCCAGGCACACGAGCCGGCCGGGCGCGGGCCCGCCCGTCATCACGGTAAACGCCACAGGCGGCATGAGCGCTGAGGCCTACCGGCAGATCGCCGCGGCCGTCAAGGCGTACGGCGGCGGCATGAGCGGACTCGCAGGAGCGCCCGCGGGTCCTGAGCCAGGCCCCGCGCCCCCTGAGCCTCCCGCCGCGGCCGCGACGCCACCGCCAGCGGCCGCGGCGGGAGCTGATACCTGATGGCGCTAGTCAACCTGACCCCGCATCCGATCGCGATCTACCGGGACCGGGCGATCGAGGACGGCCCCGCCGAAGTTATCCCGCCGTCCGGGACGGTCGCCCGGATAGCGACTATCGACCTCGGGACGCAACTGGGCAACAGCAGCGCATACGAGCTGGTCCAGTACGGTTACGCGCACGACCTGCCGCAGCCGCGGCCAGACGTCGACTACATCGTCTCCCTCGTCGTCGCCCTGGCCTGCCATCGCAATGACCTGCTGGCCCCGTATGTCGAAGTGCGCAACGCCGAGGGCACGATGATCGGCTGCCGGTTCCTGCAGAAGGTGTGCTGATGGCGCTCGACGGCCTGGCCGTCCCCGGCACCAGGCCGGCGGAGGGCGTGAGTTTCTGCTTCGGCCCGGCGTGGGCGCGGGACACCGGCTGCTGCGGCAAGCCGGAAGGGTGCACGAACACCGGCCCGGCCTGCCTGATGCGGAACCACCCGTGGAAACGCCGCCACGCGCAGCCCGGACCCGCGCAGGCGGCACCGGAGGAAGAAAGCTGAGGCAAGCATGACGATCGCCACCGTCCCCGTCTACGACGCCGTCCACGCCAACATCGGGCACCTGCCGCACGGGCAGGCCGCCGGGTACTCCACCGGCACCGGCGTCGTCCCGTGGACCGCCGCAGACTTCAAGGCGCACCCCGGCGCGGTCCGCATCTGCCAGGACCCGCCCGCGTCCGACACCACCGCCGACGTCCTCGACGTGGAAGCCGGCGCGGCCACCATCGCCGATGTAGCCCGCTGGTCCGAGGCCGCCGCGGCCAACTACGCGTCAGGGAAGCGCCCCGGGCAGCGGCACCCCGCCATCTACATGTCCCTGTCCGCCGTCACCACCGTGGTCAACGCCCTGATCGCCGGGGGCATCACCGAGGGCCCCGGCCTGTGGATCGCCCACTGGGGCATCACCGAAGCCGAGGCCCGCGCCCTGGTCCAGTTCGCGGGCGGCCCGTTCCCCGTCATCGGCGTCCAGTACCGCGACGCCGTGACCTACGACGTGTCGGTGTTCTCCGTGCCGTGGCTGACCGCGGTCTCCGGTGACCCGGTGACACACCCGCCCGGCAAGTGGCAGGGCGAGTACGTCACCGCCGGCATGTACTCGCTCGCGCAGCTCGCCGCCAAGCTGGGGGTGCCGCCGGCCGCGCTGCTGCGGATGACGGCGGTACGGTATCGCACGTTCGGTGACGACCTCGCCGGGTACCTCAACGCGATCCATTTCGGGACCACGCCCGCGTCCGCGCCGCTGCCCAAGGGCGTCAAGGTCTGGGTCGATTGACGTGGCCGCGCTGTACGGTGGCGTGCCATGAGCGACGAGAGCCTGATGGCAGTGCTGGAGAAGCTGACCAAGTGGCGGAAGTTCTTCGCCTCCTGGCAGCTCGGCACCCGGTCAGATAGTGACGGGGAATCGAAGGCCGTCCGGCATCACCGCGAGGCGACCATCCTGCTGCGGGCAGAGGTGACCGCGCTGACCGGCCTGCTGATCCGCAAGGGCCTGATCACGCAAACTGAGTTCCAGGACTCGCTGGAGAAGGAGGCGGCGCAACTCGACCGGGACTACGCCGCCGCTTTCCCGGGATGGTCCAGCACCCCGGAGGGGCTGTCCATGAAGATGCCCGAGGCTCTGGACACGATGCGCCGGCTGGGATTCCCGCCGTGAGGCGGTGGGCGTGCTACCGCTGCGGCCGCGGGTTCGCGCACGCGCGTTTCCTGGCCGTGCACCTGATCGTGCTGCATAACGAGCAGGTTGAGCCGTGAGCCCGGGTCCCGCGGTGCTGCCCGGCGACGTGCTCGCCGTCCGCAGCGGCAGCCTGGCCGCGTGGGCAATCCGGTTCGGGTCGGCATTCCGCGACGGACCCAACCTGTCGAACCACATCGCCGTCGCCAGCCACTACGATGCGCACGGCACCCTGTGGTGCGCCGAGGGCAAGCCCGGCGGCGTCGGCCAGCGGGACGCCCGCGCCTACCTGGCCTCGCCGTGGACGCTGACGAACGCCGCCCAGCCGAAGACCCGGGCGCAGCGTGACGCGGTGGCCGGGGTGATGACCGCGCTGAACGGCACCGCCTACGACTGGCAGGCCATCTGCGCGTCAGCCGCCCGGGATCTCGGGTTCACCCTGCCCGGGTGGGATCCCGGCTGGCACGGCCAGGTCCCGGCGCACGTCATCTGCTCGTCGCTGGCCGCCTACGCCTACGCCAAGGCCGGGCTGGCCTGCCCGCCGGGTGAGCGCGGCTGCCAGCCGTCGGACTGGGACACGTGGATCCTCACCCGCGGGTGGATCAAGACGTAACCCGCCGGGCGCACTGATAACCTGACCCAGGATTTTCCAGGCCGATTGAGGCCAAGGAAAATGAAACCGGCCCGGGAGCTTCACGCCCCCGGGCCGGTTTCCGCATGTCCGGGGCAGCACGGGCATCATCGCGTCGCTAGCCACAGACGCCGGAACCGCACCTCGCGGGCATCGCTGAGCGCATTGTGCTCCGTCACGCCCGGCATCGGCGGCAGCTCCGGGTTACCCAGCCGCTCCGCTTCCTGCCTCAGGTCATTCGTCCACATCGGGACACCCTCAGGCAACTGCATCATGGTGCCCCACAGCTGGCACAGCACCACGTGGTCATAGGCGGCATACCACGCCCACAGCTGCGGGTCCGGAGTAGCCAGGATGAAGTCGCGGACCTCGTTCGCGATGACCTGCCGGGGCTTCACCCGGCTATCCGTCAGGTCGGGACCGACAAAATCCACCAGTGGCCTCGGATAGCTGTTCGGATGATTCTTCAGGTAGGCGTCCAGCGACGTCCTGCCCGTAACCGGCAGCGACGGGAGCACGTTGCGGACGAGCCAGTCATGCTTGCGTATCTGGTCCCACGGGGCGTCCGACGCGACCGCGTAGTACTCCCGGCCGTCGTCAGCCACCATCCCGATCGAGATCAGGTCAATCGTCCGCCCGTCCTCGAGAAATTCGCAGTCGTAGTAGTAGTCCACAGGGGCCATCCTTCCTCACGCGGCCAGCGGCGTGTCCTGGTCCCCGTCGTCCTCCCCGCCGGGCTGCTCCTGGGCGATCTCGTTCCGCGGCTCCCGGCCCGCGTCGCCCAGCCACAGCGGCACCCAGATCAGCAGCGGCAGCAGGACCAGGCCGATGATGACCCAGGTGTGGGCGGACAGCACAAGGACATCACCGATCTGGGGTAAGCGGGGCGGGTGGCGGCCGAGCGGCCTGCGGTAATCCTATCGGTGCCCACTCCTGCCGGTAGCCGGGGTGGTCACCCCAGATGGCAGCGAGGTCGCGCAGGACGCCGAGCAGGATGGCCAGCGCGGCCTCGGTGAGCTCCCGGTCGGCCTTCCACTCCGGCAGTTCACCGGCCGCCCCGCGCTCGTACCGCCTCACGACCGCCCGCATGGCCGCGACCTCGCGGAGCACGCGGGCCGGGCTCCAGCGCTCCTGATGCGCGCTGTCGGCGTAGTCCTGGTCTGGCCTCACGGCCTTCGCCGCCGCCTCGTCCTCATCCAGCCGGGCCCGCAGGAACGCGATCAGGTCATCCATGCTGCCATCCCCTGATGCGGGCGCACCGGCGCGAGCCACGGCAGAGCACCGTATGGACACGCAGAGCGCACAGCCTGCGCGCCACCCAGCTGCCTAGGCGGTTGTCCGGCAGCCAGATCCTGGCGTCACCGGCCACGGCAGAGCCTCCGCAGCCAGACGCGCCAGCGCGGATACCTCTTCCGTGTCACCTTGCGCGCGGCGAGTTCGTCCTCGTCCAGCCGGGCGCTCACGAACGCGATCAGGTCAGCGTCATCCTCTCTCTCCGCGCGGGGTCGGCGCAGGCCGCGGAAAGGCCGGACGACGAGATGCCCGTCCGCCCGGCGGATCAGGACATTGCGCGGCCCGCCGCCAGGTCCCCAGCGGACGACCACGGTCACCGGGCAGCCTCGCTCCAGG